AAAGCATTAGCAAAATCATTTGCTGACATTGTAGAGCCGTCTATTTCTTTTGTAATATCGGCTATGCCTTCAATCAGTTCTTTTGTTGGTTGGTCAATTAGCCCCATGTTTTCAGCCATTTTTGTATAGACTTCAAGGTCTTTGGCTGATAGACCATCAAGAGCGGCATATTTCAGGAACGTGTTTAGAATAAACTCGTTTGTTTCGCGCTTGTAAGCTGTCTCGTTATCTTCAATGGCTTTTTTATTATCGTCAAGTTTACCGCGCAAGGTTTCTAACTCTGTTTGCTGTTGTGGAGTTAGCCAAGACTTGCCTTCAAGTTCTGTAATCTTTTTTATTAATTCATTGTTAGTTGACCACAACTCGTTGTTTTTTTCGTTAAACTTATTATAAGTCTCTGTTACATCGCCAGAAATATAAGATGATACTTCATCAAACTTTTGTTTTAGATCGACTTCTGTATCACTTAATGTTTTTACGCTTTCGGCTGCGTCACCGTAAGCGTCTGCCATATCTCTGGCTTCCTGCGCTCTGGCTAACATAGAATCGACTTCCTCTTTGCCGATTCTTATTCCATCCTTCATGTAAATAGCACCGCGTACTCTGACTATTCCGAGTTCATTTAATTCATCCGTATAATCATTATTGACGCTTGTTAAATCTGTCAGTTTATCGGCTGTTTCAGCTAGTAGTTTATTCCAGTACCTTTGTTGTGGTACTAATCCACGGCCTATTTCCTCCTGGAGATTGCCAATAGATACATTCAGGTTTTCCGAACCGTCACCGGCATCATTGATAGCTTTAGCCGCGCCGCCATACTCTCTACCTAATTCTTCCAGTATAAGGTTTTGATAACCGACCAGATCATTTGTTTCCTTGAAATTGTTGATCTGTTTTATCTGTTCTTCCGTGAACGATACGCCAACTCTCTTTAATGCTGTGTATCCAGAGAAATCATTCATGGCCTTGCCAACTTGCGTTATTGAGCTTTGCAAGTCCTGACCAAATACGGCTGACATATCGGCTGCGGCTTTTATCGTTTCGGGAAATACCTGGCTTCCAATCTGTGTAAACGTGAGCAATACGGCTTCTGATGATTTTACTAATTCATCGTCAAGACCTGTTGTCCGGCTTATGTTATCGGCTAATTCGTTCAACTGGTCTGATGTCATGCCAGCCGCGCCGCCTGTTGACTTCAACACCGCTTCAAGTTTGGCATCAGCTCTCGCGCTCTCTACGGCGGCTCTTTCAGCATCACCCATTTGTTTGACAAAGAACGCTAAAGCCGCCGACGCTCCAATCGTAGCTATGTCTATTCCTGCAAAGTCCTTTACAAGATTGTTAGCACCCTTTCCTAATTCGCCAACGGCTGACTTTGCACTTGTTAGATCGTCTTTCAGCTTTTTAGTTTCGGCATTTATTTCAAAAAACAGGCTCCCGATTTTTTTACTCATTATTTACCGTCGCTTTTCTACGGCCTTCTTCGACCTGTAAAAATTCTAGCCAGTCAGCTTGTGAAAGGTTATCGATGTATTCAAGCGTCCAATGAAAACGCTCCGCCATTATCCATCTTTTTAGCTCAAATGGTGCAGGTTTACCCCACTTTACAGCGTCATAAACCTGCACCGCTAGTTTGGGTCTGTAATAGGCCTCGATGCTTTTCTGACGATAGCTCCAACTAATTTACGCAGATCGTCCATAAGCAACGGCTCAATGTCAGACTTTTTCAGCCCTGAACATTTTTCGATGGTTTCATAGCCTTGTTTATCCATGAACGCGGGGTTTCTCAAACTGTCATATTCTTTGACAGTTATCTTTGACAAATCAATGTCAATTTCAACTCCGTTGCTTAATGTACAATCAGCCATTAGTTAGTTCCTTCTGTGCGCGCGCCGTTCTGCTGGAAGTCTACTTTTACCTCGACCCGATTGTCGAACGGGTAAGAGAATCCAGCACCCATAGAAATAGCAGCCATTGTGTATTTTGGTTTGGTTGCGGCTGTACCTTCAGGCGACCATACAATCGTTCCAGACGAACCTTCAGCCAAGCGGCTAAATGTCAACGTTCCACCGCTTGCCGTACCAGCCTGTAAAAGAGCGGTCATACTGGCTTTCCCATCTTTCAACGTAGTAAGATAGGTTTTGTTTGTGTCCGCTCCGGCTGTCTGGTCTACCAGGTCAATGGACGGGGTGTAATCAAGAATAGTCTGATCTCCTGAAATTATTACTGTGCCACTTCCATCAATCCATTTCACATCTAATGAACTACCGGTATAAGCTGTCATATTTTCTCCTTATGAATCTATTGAAACACGATAAACGCCGCCTGACATATAAATATCTTCATCGGCGGTCGTCACTTCCACATTCTCAATATCTGTTTCCCGTTGCGTTCTATAGTTACTCCATCCGGTTACTGTCAATGTTTTGTCATGCAATAACGCGTCAATTTGCGCGTCAATAGAGCCAGCCGCTGCCGGTGATGTCTTTGAATAACCTCTCACGAAATACAACATATCTTTCATCCGGCTAGGGCAGAGATTGAGATCACCTCCTCCCTGGATAGAGAAAACAACATATGGGAAAGCCGCGCCGCCCGGTGCCTGTTCGTAGTACACCGATGAGCTACTGGCAAGTAAAGCCTTTAACGCAGTACCGCCGGTTAGTTTGCTATAAATGGCCGTATTGAGTGCGTTCATTTAATTAAATCCTCCCACTCTTTGCCATTGTTATACCTTTCTGCTACGTGTTCGGCTGCTGGTGTAAGATAAGGTCTTTCACCTCCCTTTCGTACCGCTCCGGGATATTCTACGTATTCAGCATATTCAACACACGGCCCGACGTGAGCCGCGTTTTTCTTTGGTTCCGGGTGTGGTTCTGTTTGCGCTTCCGGGTTGGAAGATGTAGCCGCCTTTGACGCTTGACCATACCCGTCAAACTCCGATGTCCGAGTATAGATGCTATTCCGTAGTGCTGTCGTGTCATAAGGCGCGTTCTGTTTCGCTTCACCTTCAATCTGAAAAGCGATACGCCGGATAATCTGTTCTGTATTCAGGTCTAGTTTAGCGGCTATGCGTGTGACTTCCTCTGTATTTATTTCAACCTTGACGTTTTTCATGGCACGCGCTCCAACGAACACCGGATACACACCGGCCAGCTTTTATCCGCGTCAATCTCTGATATGGTGTACGTCACTCCACCATGCACAATCCGGTTCGCCGTTGTAACAGTGGTATCATACGGTACTGTCAGAACGTCCTGCGAGAAGGCGTATAACGCGCCGCCGGTCAAGGTCTTTTGACCTCTCCGATGGTCTAACCTGCATGAAACACCTGCATAGGTCGTTCCCCATGCCGTAGAGTAACCGCCCATGTTGTCAGACGTTGCCGTACCAGATAGTATGCTACAGGTATCCGGCATGAGTAAGGCTACCTGCGCCCGCATGTATGCGAGATCACCAGTTGATAGCATTTATATCCGTCCTTACAAGGTCAGCGGTCTGTATGCCTGCCATAGCGGAAAACTGCGCAGCCATATCCATACAGTTTTTCATAAACGTGCCACGCTTCACGCTGTGGTTATCGGTGCTAAAGTCAAACATTCTTGCCGCGTTAGACGCCTTACGCTTCCACACATCGGCGGCGGCCATGTTCATGTCAAATGACCTGGTCGTCAAATGTAAAATTGACCCGGCGGTATCATTGTCAAAAGTGATCTTGCCATTGAAATAATCAACGGTGTAATCAGCCGTGCCTACTACCGCGCCTGTACCATCCTGAATATACGTAATCGTTCCACTTTCAAGAAAGGTGAACGGTGTATAGAAATCCTTGTATTCAGTTACATTTGACGAATTGATTGTTGACGTTGACTCAATTCGATAGTGGTTTACGTCCGTTCGGTGCATATCTAAAATGCTTTGGATATGGTCATCGCTCCAATAGTTGACCGTGCCTATAGCATAGTCAGCCGTACCAGCGTCTGTCATTCCGCGCAGTTCTGTAATTAGGTCACTCATTCCGGCTCTTGCCATAGTTACACCCTGAAGTTGATATAATCCTCTTTCAATACGTCCCTCATAGCATCGTATCGCGCTTCCCACGGGTTTACGCCATGCCATGCGTATATTACCGGGTCAGCTACCATATTCACATTGACGGTCGCATTGAATTTATCATCCATCTGGAAAACAACATTGTTGTACTTTTCGGTCAGCTTATTGAACGCGCCTTGTTCCATCCATTGAACATCACCCGGATATTCTGCA